CTTTTTGATCAAAGTATTTCAAAACAGCATCAGCTGTTGCTGTCTGACCAGATGTTTTTAAATATGTAAGTAGTTCAACTTCTAGCTGACGTGCTTCATCTTTTGTAGCACCTTTGGCCGCTTTACCTGCTTGCTTCATCATTTTTGCTTTTTTAGTAAATGGAATTACTTCATCTAGTTCTTGGTCTTCAGCAATAATTTGAAATACGTTCATCGTAGTACATCCTTGTTTGTGTTATTATTATTTATACAATTACTTGTATATCTGTTTGACAAATGCTTCATCCCAAGATTCTGAACCACCTCTATCACGAAATCCAAGACCAATTAATATCTTATCATCTTTTGATTCACAAGTACTTGCCCAACCTAATGTGTTTGCCGCTTGTACAACTTTGCCAGATATAATTGCATTGCCAATAGTACGGTCCAGTACCCAAACAATTCTTGGTTGTCTAGTTGTATCAGATGATTTCATTCCAACAGGGAGTATAAATTCTCCGTTGTAGACAGCAGTAATCTTTTTTGGGTGAGATATTTGATTATACTTATAATCCGCAATCATTTCTTCAAGTAGTTTTAAATCGTCTTGATCAAAGTCCTCGAACACATAACCTTCACTATTATCTTGATTACGCTCACACTTTTGACACTGTCCACTATTAGGTGTTTTCCAACAACTATGTAGATCATTTGATTTTTTAACAATAGCTCTTAGTAAAGGTGATGCCATAATAACTTTCTATTATCAAGATGAACTAACGTTCATCTGTGTATCGCTATCGCTCTACACATTTTTATTATTTATAATAGCATATCACATAAGTGATATGTTTAAGTTTCATGTAGATTGTTTTGGTCAGACGGAACCTGTTACGGTTCCACCTAATCTCAAAGATAGCTTCATGTGAGTTTTATCCAGCCGAGACATTGGAAGTAGGTAATTGTTTATACACAAAGTACAATGGGCTCTGACCTTTCCCAACCTACGTCGACATATGTAACATAAAACGTACATTAACCAGGTTAATGTGCAGTTTATAATACATTACCTCTCGCTTCGTTCCTATTGCTAAAGAGTTTTTATGTACTGTGTTTGTGTTTTTCGACTGCCAACATGCAATCTATATCAACTAGTGAGCCCAATTTGTTTGGTGGCTTCCACACTCTGGTGTGTCAATCAATATGTACGTGTGCTTCTATACGAGAGCTTTTTCCACAGCGGTATTATAAACTGGCCCGCCAACCTTAGGTGTTGGAATGCTTTGCCTGGAGATGTTGTTCTAACAATGCCTGTTTGAGTTTGTCTGATCCGCCTACTCTAACATTAATGATACCATTGTAGTATTCATCTGTCTCAAGTACACGCCTATCAAACTGTTCTCTTGCCTCTATGTAGGACATTTCGCCCCTACCTTTACATAGGTATAATATTTCTCTTGTAAACTTGTCTTCGCCTAGTGATGCTACGTCTGCATTAAGCCTATCACTGGATCCCCAATAGGTTTTCCAGTCGCTTTCTTTGTAGCCTCTACGTTTATTCTTCTTGCCTTTGAGTGGTGGCTTGGTAGTTTTAAACTTTGCTAGTTTTTTGCCTATGTATTTTTGATTGTTAGTTAAATTGGTAATAAGATAAACAAATCCTTCGTACTCGTCTGGTATTTCAGTTATTTCTTTACCTTTGTATGTCCAATTCATACTGTAGTTACTTCTTCTTTAGTGCCTCACGTGCCTCTTTTGGATTATTTTTTGCTCTGCCGTCTTTTACATGCCTAATATGTTCTTGTAGTATTTCTTCTCGTCTTACAGTACACAAATCACGTAGCGCAGATAGCTTCTTACGTACCTTCCTACGCTTTAGTTCTGCAGGTCTGTGGTTGAATATTTCGTTTAGTTCAAAATATTCAAGTACTGCTAACACTATTTTGTCATGTGTATCTAAATCGTTCATTCTACAATGTCAATGTCTGTTGCATAACTAGTGAACCCGTTTTCTTTTACCACTCTTAGAACGTTGTTGACTCTGCCAACTAGCTCGTCCTTGTGAGAGATAAGGAAAATGTTCTTACTACGCTCTCTAGTCATCTTTTTAAGTACGCCTATGCTATTTTCTACGCCTGCTGTGTCCATTCCGCTATCAATAAGCTCATCAATGAACAATAAGTTAATACTCTGATACAAACTCTCCCAAACATCACGGAATGCAAACGAAAGACCAAGGATTAACCTATTACGTTCACCACGTGACAGGTTATCAAAGTCAAGATCTTGTCCTAGCTGTGTAATTTCAACTGCTAAGTCGTTTAAGAATACCACTTGATGTGGTAAACCGAGTTTATCTAAGTAATATGTTAGTCTATTGTTAAGATATGCTAAGTTCTGATCAATAATTTTCTTTCTAATGAAGCTATCTTTGTTAGTTAATAGCTTTAGCAAGAAGTCTTGGTGTTCTTTTACATTAGTAAGTTCGTTAACTGTTGACCAGTTGATATCTTGTAGTGCTGTGTTTGTTAAATCGTTAATTTGTGCCTGATATGGGTCTGTCTCTTGCTCTTTACTTAGCAGTGTTTGCTTTAAGTTATCTACGTTGTTTCTATGTTCGTATGCTTCTTTAGCAGCTTCGTAGAATGTAGTAGGCTTACCATTGATATCACCGATTAAGTCTAGTTCAATGGTAACATCTGTTACTTTTCGAGTAATTTCTTTTTGATATGCTATTGCATCTTCAAGTTCTTTTACTTTCTTTGACTCAATTTCGGCTTTTTTGTCTGCATGAAGCTCTTGTCCGCAAGTATAGCACGTTGCATCCTTTAATTCAACAATATCCTTGTTTAATTTGCTAACACTCTTATCGGCACGTACTAATGCAGGCTCTAATGTAGCTAATTCTTTCTTTAGTGACGAAATAGCATTATTATGCTTAGTCCAGTTTGCTAGTTTATCGTGTGCATCTAATTCTTTATCGATATCTAACTTTTCAAGTTGTTCGATTGCACTTGTTAGTCTATCAACATCGGTACGTTGCTTGGCTTTCCATGCTCTTTGTGTTTTTTCAAGGTTAGTAATAGTACTTTGGATACCTTCGTTTGCTTTTTGTATAGCTTCAATCTTTAAAGTTTCTTCTGTAATGGTATCTTTGGTAAGTTTAACTGAATCTTTGAGTAATGCTGCTTTTTCACTTAGTATTGTAATGCCAAGAAGCTGTTCGATAATAGCTCTTTGGTCGTTTGTCCGCATACTAAGGAAAGGTTCGGTGTAGGTATTGAGTGCAACAATATGTTTAAACATATCGTGACTCATGTCTAGCAGGTCTTTAATTGATTCTTGTGTTTTACGACTATCGCCTTGGCTATTATCAGCTAATTCGTCAATTTGTTCATTCTCGTTAACATAAAACTTGAGTATGTTTGGTGATCTACCACGTTCGATACGGTACTGATTACCGGCTTTTTCAAAATTAAGAGTAACCAGCATACCTTTGCTATTGGTTTTGTTAATTAAGTTATTACGTTTGATGTTTGTTAGTGCTTGGCCGTACAGTGCATACGACAACGCATTAATAATAGTTGTCTTGCCTGTGCCGTTACGTGATCCTGTGTCGTCACCGCCTTGATCTAAGTTCTCGCCTAACACAAGTGTTAGTTGCTCTTCGTCAAAGTCGACTGCTTGGGTAACATTACCCACACTCATGAAGTTCTTTACCGTCAGGTCTTTAATTTTTATCATTCTAATCCGTTATAGATATCTAATAGCATTGCTTTATCGAAGTTATCACTATCAATTGCTAGTATTTCGTTTGAAACAATTTGATCTACACTTTCGAACTGTGCAATATCGAGTTCAGTGTTTATTTCTTCAAGTTGTTTGTGAGGAATCAGTGTAATCTCTCTACAATCGTAGTCGTTTATAAATGTTTCTTTAATGAAACTTGCTTCTTCGTAGCTTACAGGTAAGTCGAGTGTAACTCTTAGATACATTCTGCTTTTGAGAAGCGTATCTTTCTCGTCAATTAGCTGCGATAGCTTAACAGTACGATACTTAGGACAATCAACCCAGTTAATGTATTCAGGTTCTGCATTATTCTCTTTATCAAGTATCATCATGCCGCGATCATCATCCCATGCATCGGCATAGTTATGAGGAAATGCATTACCAATGTAATGCACCTTGCCTTGTTTTTGACGTTTGTGGAAGTGTCCGCTAAACACATACTCTTGGTTTACAAAATGCTCGCTCTTTAGTTCGCCGTGATCAGGCATCTGCACCATTGCATTCATATAGAAGCTAGGTAGTTCAAAGTGTCCAAACAAGTATTTTGCTTGGATGTCTTTCATCTTTTTCCATTCATCGCCTACTAACCACGGTACTAATGCAACATCGTCTTCAACAAATATGTCTTCAATTACAGTAACACCAGGAATATGGCGAGCAAACTCGGTTGACTTTACATCACGTTTGTCTTTATAATACAAATCGTGGTTACCTGCAAACATATAAAACTTGTCAAATGCTGCACCTACCTTCTCAAGACACCGAAGTCCGGCATCCATAGTGGTTAAATTTAGACTATTGCGATTATGGTTCCAATCACCAGTAAACAAGGCAGTTTCGCACCCGTTCTCCTTGGCTGTTTGGATGAACCAATCCACGTAATCCTCACAATCTTGGTTGTGAATACGTGAATTGCCTTTTAATCCAAAGTGTATGTCTGTAAAGACCGCAGCTTTTTTAAACAAAGAAATACTCCTATCGTAGAATACTATTATATGGTATTTTAGTTAAGTTGTCAATTACTTTTTTGTTGATTCTGCTTCTCTTTTAAGAGCAGCTTCCCATTCTCCGGAATGTGTCCTTGTATGCGAAGGATTTAAGTCGTTCATTTCGAGAATATCGTCTCTAATGTTTTGATTTCGCTTTTCTAAGTTGATAACACGTACAAAACTGTTAGTTACAGCCGCAGTATAATAAGCAAATGGGTTTTGAGACTTGGATTCGTCAAACTGTAAGCCGATCTGTGCAAGTTGTAGAATTGCTTGGCCTTTCATTTCGTCGTTGTAAGTATAACCACGAACATTTCCTCTTGTAGCATAACGATCGACTAACTTCA